CGCCATTTTAGGTTGGTTGTCATAGTAGACAATATTCCAAATTAAAAATTTTGACCTTGATATGTCATCAAACTTGTCACGTGAAATTCGTTAGCATTTGGTTTTAGTTGTATCCGTTCAAAATACAACCTCTGACAGCTAAGTCATTAAAACCTTGTACATAAATGTAAAATTGTAAATAAGTTGTAATAATTGCTATTGTAGCTTTTAGCTGAACGTAAAAATACGTTATTACAACTATACTATATATCTTTACCTTTTTTAAATCTAACCGAACACACGATCCCTTATAAAGGATCTGGAGTCCAAAATATTCAGCATAGCTGTGATTGGTAATGGAAACTCCGAGGCGGACAACGTAATAAGCTTCATGGGACAACGTTGGAGTTACCCTAATATTTTATTATGCCAACCGCGGGTTGTTTTTCAAGCCTGGAAACAACTTTTGTGGGCCCGGGAGATTTAAACGGACGTTACATATATATTAATAATAAAATTCAAAATATAAAAATCAACCAAATTATAAACCTACAATTACAGAAATTAAACAAGAAAATACCAAGGTTTCAGGCACATGTAAAAATTTAAATAATGTTAAAAATGTAAATATCTTAACATCTACCTCGTCGGGTGAAGAGACGGGGAGTAAGCAAATAAATTTAAAATTCAATAGTTTTGAAAATGCAAAAAAAATATGTGTTCTTAGAAAAACAGAAACAGGGAATTCCAAGACGAATAGATAATGCCTTATTCGACCTTGAAAATATGGGACTTTTAGATCGCCCTATTGCTGGTTGCCTAGTAGAATATCCAAAGCAAAATTTAGAGATTCCTTTCAAACCAACAAAAAATTTTTTAGCTAACGTGGAGGCATCAAAACCTTCAAAACCATTTGGTAGACAAGTTGGTAAACTCGATAAAGAAGTTGCTCCCACTTATTTACCGCGTGAAGTTGGCAAACAAAAAGATCTTGATCCCGCAAAAAGTTCATCTCAGAAGGAAAACAAAGATAGTAAAAATGTGAAGAAAGAGCAAGAGAAATTTTTCTCCGAGACTATACCACATTATTTTAATGATCCCTGGGGTTTGGTACCCTCTAAGAGGATAGTATACCTTAAATCAGTCTGGCAAGAACTTATAAAAACTTATCCACCTGCTGCTTTGCAGAAAATTCACAATATACAAGGTGTGCAAACCTTTTTGTCTAATAAAGCTGTTGTAAATCAACTTGATTATGAACATAAATATCATTTCGAGGTTTTTAATAACTGGAATAGAATTGGTCCATTTTCAGGTAAGTTCGTTGATAAGGTTGCACAAACCGTCACCAATTCCAATAACTCTCATTTTATTCCGAATCAGTGGGATTTGATAACCAAAGAGCCTCCTGTAGAGTGTTCAATTATTGAAGATTATTCTGTTCGGGATGATATTAAAATAATTTGTAAAGATGGTGCTTATCTTGATTCATTTGGTTATCCCAAATTACCCATCTCCACTACTGAACGTTGGCACTCTACAACTATGTTTAAATTGTCTCATTCAGTGAAACCTTTTGTTACTTATGATAATAGTCCAAATAACGTTTGTAAAGCAATGAAGAGAATAATTGGAGCTAGGAAAAATGAAAAAATGCTCGTTGAACGCGAGCGCAAAATGTTAGCAGATATAGATGTATACTGTTCTGATCACATTCATGAGGTCCTTCAGTATTCACGTGTCCAAGAGGTGGAGTATGAAAAAATTAGCATAGCTCATTTTGACCAAGTTAAAGATATAATTGTAAAGAAAATTTGCTCTTCTCAAGTCTTTTTCTCTGATGATGATCAATCTGATTATATTT